AAAGGAGCACCGGAGTTAGCGATTGATCTGGGACCATGGTGCGTAGTATTATATAAGGTACTCAAAGTTGGTGTAAAACTTGATGTTGCGCCGGCGGATTCATTATTAGAACCCATGAGGGCTGTTCTATCAGGTGTAATTATACGCTGAGTATCCGGAAAGAAATCCACTGTAATATTAGGGATTATTTGCACTCCTTCGGTCTCACTTTCTAATTCAACGCAAACTTTAAAGCGTAGCGAACCACGCCATACACGATATAGAGCTAGGTACCAATTAAAAATAGTCGAAGCATTGTTAATATTGAAACTGTTAGATGATGTAAAAGGTGTGATCAAACTTGATATTGGTATGACCACCGGTTGCGTATACATTTGTGAGACATCAGTACCGGCACCTCCTATCTTATCAAATGACGTGTTAACGTGATGATATCTTTTAAGGACATCCTTGATAGATGTGTACGTTTCGGACATAACTCCCATGTCGGTTTTATAGAGAGCCTGTCCTAACATTGAAAGATCTGTGCCGGGGTTGGGATCGATACCTTGCGCTATAGGGACCCAAGCTGTATTAGCTCGAGAAACAAAATTCAGTCTAAAATCAGGACCTCCTGCAATAAATACATTGAAATTGTATGATGTAGGTAGTCCAGCGGGGACTGATAGCGGATTAATAACATACAAAGCAATTTGTCCAGTACAACATTCGTCTATGATAAAATCATCATATCCTGATGAGGTTGTAACTCCAGTTCCTGTCGACATTGGTCCGTGACAGATTCTTTTCCATGGTGTATCGGCTACGTAAGGGACATCAATCTCAAATGTTTTGTTATCAGCGTTGATTTCAAAGGTGTAACCTAAAGCGCTGGTGGGTTCAATACCGGTAGTAACGTTATTGGCAGCATAAGTTCCATAGATGATTGCTGCGTAAACCTTAGCGGTAACAAAAGCATTAGTTATAAAATCAAAACGATATTTTAGACTACCACCCCAAAAATTGAATGGTGCACTAACGTATGATACTAGTGGGATTTGAAGTTGAGTACCTGGAGGGCACCAATTAGTTGCATTAATAGGCAAAATTTGTGGACCTGGCTGTAAGGTCGTGCTAGGTGCAATAAAAGGTGTTATGGGATAAAACTTAAGTGCAGCACCTGTTGCGTTTGTTGTTGAGATTGATCCAGTGTTATAATAAGTATATTTAGATGTTAAATACTTCAAGTCCATCTCATCCATATTTGTTCCGAAATCTCTTTCGTTAGCTGTGGAAACCCCATTTGGATATAAGGTCATGCGCTCTAAATGTTCAACATTTACTGCGTGACTCATATAACCTAAAGCTCTACGGACGAAATAATCTGGTCCGATAGTAAAATTGGGTTTATCCATAGTGCTAACTTTCAAATCGGCTTTAAAATCGTATTTATCACCCACTATTTGCGTTGGTAGTGTTTGACTTGCGACTTTTTCCCAGTTATTAATATTCTG